CTTTTGTAGCAAGTTTTTCATAAGAAATAATAAACTTACATATTTCTTCAAAAACTACTTTCTCATGTAAATTTTCAAAATATTCATTTTTAATAAAGGGAAGAACTTTTCTACAATAATCATTATTGAAGAGAAGATTCCGTAGAATAGTAGTTTCTACTTTTTCCATTATCCTCCATAGGAAAATTCTTTTTGTGCCGCCTCATCCAATGCCTGCATTACTTCTCCAGTAAAATACTTTTCTGGGTTTTCCATAATAGTTTTTCCATATTGAGAAGTCCCATCAGGAACTTGATATCTTGATCCTGATTTTACAAAAATTCCGTATTTTTCTGCAAGATCAAGAAGACCATAATATTTGTCTAAACCACGTTCGTCATAAAATAAACGAACTTCTACTTCTTTATTTTCTTTACTTAAACGAGACTTTTGTGTTTTGCATTTAATGATGTTACCTACAACTTCCGTCCCTTCCTTTTCTTTCTTCTTGGAAAGATAAATGATTGTAGATGCCGCATACTTAAGCCCAGAACCACCACTCATCTCTTTAGTTGGAACATATGATCCAACTACATCATAAGTATGGTTAGTAACAATCATTGGAATTTTTGCTTGTCCCAGTTTCAAGGTTAGCATTCGGAAGGCACCTTTGACAAGTTGTGATTTAGTCATATCACGAACTTGCTTTTCATTCAAAGCATCATCAATTTCTTTTTCTGTAGAAAGCATTCCAAGAGAATCAAGCACAAACATACAAGGTTTGCGTTCTTCTTCTTTCTTTTTTAGATAGAGATCAACTGCCTTAAGTGCCTTTGAGCGGAACTCTTCAATGGTTACAACATTAACTACAACAATTCGATTTACATCAAGACCCCTACTTTGAAGTAGAGATTTAGTTACAGCAGCTTCAGTATCAAAATAGAGACAATAACCATCGGGATTATTATCGAGAAAATTCTTAACAACGGCGAGGCTGAAGAAAGTTTTTCCAGTACTAGATTCTCCAGCAATAGCAGTAATCTTATTGCCAGATACACCGCCAAGTAAACTACCTGAAACCAATGCATTAAAAATGAACGAACCTGTGTCAACATAAGTCTCTGTTTCATCAATATCTGCGGCAAGTTGTGTATATTCTCCGCCAATTTCTTTTACAATATCTTTAAGAAAATCCATCACTCTTTATCCTCTTTTTTATCATTAAAATAATTCATTTTATAAGTCCAAAGTTTTTGATACAATGCTGTATCTCCACCAAGACGCATTGCATTAATAATAGTATTCAGTTCTCGCTCGTTAATAGGTAATTCCATCAATTAAAAAATGATTCTAAACTTACTGTTTTTTCTACTTTCCATCCAATAGAGTCCAGAATGGCCTTCATCGGATCTAAAAATGATTTATTAAATTGTAACTCATAGTCTATGTATTTGTCCAATCCAAATTCTTTTGGAAATTCTTGAATATACGATATTACATTTTCTTTAATTGGATTTGGGACTTTCAAATAACAAAATTTAATTTTTTCCCCATTTTGAATTTTAGCATATTTTTTGTCTAATTTTTTTTCTTTTATAAGATGATTAAACAAAATTGCTCCTCTAACGTGAATTGGTGTTCCCTTTCTATACATTGAAGACGGACAAAGAAATTTTGTAATATCAGATGCAGTCCTAGGAAATAGACACTTCTTCTGGTGAAAGATTATTAAATGAATTTCTAGATGTTTCAATAAAATTAATAACATCATCTTCTGTTCCTGTCATCATCAATTCCAAAGCATCCTTAATCATTTTACGACAAGGTGCTGGAGTTGACGATTTGACTGCTTCGATTCCCATCATTTTAAGTTTAGGTTTCTCATAACGAACCCCTTCACTATCCCAAACATTAAGAATATAACGCTTTTTTGCAGTCCAAATACCACGATCAGCGATATTTTCCCGCTTCATCTGCATTTTCTGCTCATAAGCATTTACGTATTCCGCCAGTTCTTGGTAGCAACTTTCAATATATTTTTCAAATTCCACCTTACAGATCTTATCAAGGAACGTGACAATGCCTTCAGTAGTTTTCTCTCTTCCTTCGTATACACGTTCAACCAAAGGACCCAAATTAAGATAGATAGAATCAGTATCTGAAGCAATAACATAATCTACTCCTTCTGTTTTTAAAATCTTATTAAGATGAGAATTCATCTTATTTTCGATCCAACGAATAGCAACTTGACCGCTTAAAGTAATTGCTTCAGCATTTTCTAGTTTATAATATCTAAAATAATTATTACCAATGGCACCATAAGCAGAGTTTAATTGAATCTTTCGTGCCATCTGAATATTATTACAGCGGGCAATTTCTTTTTCCAATTCTTTGGTTGGAGTTTTTTCATATTCTTGCTTTGCAGCAAGCATTTTTTTCTTATAAATGGTACGATCTTTATAAATTTTTTCCATCAATTCAGGAAGAAATCCTCGCACATCTTTTCGAAACATTGCTCCATTTGCACATACCGCATAATCACTATACATTTCAAATGTAAGACTCCTATTAAGAATTTTATCCACTGTTACTGATGGGTGTTTTTCATCAAGAAGAGTTTCTGGACTTACATTAAATTGCATGATTAAGTGAGGATATAGACTATTCAAGTCAAAACTTACTACCCAATCATAAACACCAGGAACTGGTTCTTTTACATAAGCACCTGCATACTTCTCATTCTTTTCTGATCGATCCTTTGGCGGAATTACAATATTCTTTTTCTTCAAATAATTGTAAATGATAGCATCCCAAGTTCTAACTTGATAAAAGACATCATTAAAATTCACTTTAGCATCATATGCCATAGTAAAACATAGTTCCAAAAGTTTCATCTTGTCTTCTAGTTGGTCAACAAGTTCAACGTCTTTAATATTATAGTCAACAAACTTTTGCCAGTCTTTTGTATAAAACTCTCGGAAAGTATCAAATTCAGAGTGATCAAGTTTCTTTTGTCCCAATTCAACAAATGCAATATGATCAAGACGATATGATTCTTGTGCCTTATAAGTAAACTTCTTATAAAGATCAAGATAGTCAATTACAGATATTCCTGCAACTTCGTATGATATTTGTGTTCTACCAGCAATAACAATTTCCTTTCTGTAAATATTCTTCCAAGGAGACAAACGACGTGCTTCCTTTTCCCCTAGGATTCTTTCAATGCGTCCTGCAATATATGGAATATCATACAACTCGCAATTCCATCCAGTAATAACATCAGGAGATTGCTGTTCCCAAAAGTGAAGAAATTTATTTACAAGAGTAACTTCATCATCACACTTTATGTAAACTACATCATTACGATTATTTGAATAATCATATCTTCCAAAACAGACAATTTGCTTTGTCGCATAATTCTGCAGTGTAATTGTTAGTATTTCTTCAGCACAATCAAATACATTTGGGAATCCGCTTTCAGCAGAAACCTCAATGTCTATGGTAAAAACTCTGATTTTTTTAATATCAAATTTAATTTCATCTTCTGAATAATTATCCGATATGTATTGAGCCTTAAAGTTATCGTTACCGTAAACTTTAAATCCATCAACTGTAGAGTATTTTTTCATAAAATCTCTACATTCTGATATTTTTCCAGGTCTAATCGGTTCTACATACACTCCATCAAGAGTTTTATATTTTGATTCTTTTTTTGATTTTACAAAGAATGTAGGGAAAAAATCTTCTTCCCTTTGGAAATATTCCCCATTCTCGTATCCACGAACCAAGATTTTATTAAATTTTTCATAGACACTGGTATAAAATCTCATTGTGTAAGTTTCAAATAATCTTTAAGAAGAGTTTCTTTGGGTTCAACCAAAGTAAGAATTTTATCAGAACTTATCATAAGTTCTTTTTCATCTGTATATTCTTTCATCCAAGGTGTTAATACTTCACCTTCAACAAGATATGGATTTATAAGTTTACAATCAGGTTCACCTATATTGGATCCAATATCTTCAATTTCTGAAATTATTTTTAAATCATTCACTAATAATAGTAGAAGAATTTGCTGTTCCATTCATTCTTTCCTCATAAGATTTTTTTACCATTTCTGTTGGTTCTACGATAGAAACAACCCAATCTTTGTTTACTACAATGTCTTTATCTGCCGACAATGGGATCCAAGGAAAAAATGAGACGCTAAATTCTCTTTTATCCTCGGTATCACTTTCTTCCATAAGAACTTGAGAAGAAAGTAACTTTACTACAAAAGGATAAGTAAACAAATAAGAAGATAGTTTTTCATCTTCTGTTACTATTTCCTTTATGTCAGCAATAACATCTTCGCCAGATTTTAATAAAGCAAGTTTTACTGTCATAAAAATTACATACCTTTCGTATATTATAGCAAGAAAAAAGAGGGGAGTCAACCTGGATTTTGCCAGGGTCCCCTCGCGCCGACGATATTCTTAGTATATAGTCAATTCTTTTTTATTTAGAGATAATCCTTTCGTTTATGATGATTGGGAACAATTTTTTTCAAGTTGATAGAGAGGAGTCCGTCCTCAAAGGACACATCTGATACTTCTGTGTCGTCTGCCATTGTCCATGCTCTTTTGAAAGATCGTTGAGCCAATCCCTTATGGACGTAATTGGTGTCGGATTCCTTATCCTCTTTTTGTCCTTCGACAAATAATTTCCCATCTTGTGTATAGACATAGACCTCCTTCTTTTTAAATCCAGCAAGTGCCAGTTCAAGTCGTGATTCTACGTTACTAACTTGAACTAGATTATATGGGGGATAATTAGAAGTTGTTTCATGAAGTTTAAAAATACGATCAAAATATTCATCCATTCCAATGCTATTGCGGGTGATTTTTTCCATTAAGGCAGGAATATCCGCAGATGTAAACCTAGAAGTTGCAAGGTTAGTCATTATGGTAGCTCCTTTTTAAAGCGAGTTTGTATTTTGTGGACCCTTACGGCATCCATTATTAATTATACAGGAAGCATAAAAAAAGGGAGTGTTGAACTCCCTACAAAATCATTCGGTTTCCTCATCAGACCTTTTCTTTTTTGATCCAATATTGTACTTTGTTTCTAGAATCCAGTCCCCTTTATCTTTATAAGAAAGAACTTTAATTTGATTCAATGGTGCAATATCAGCGATTTTACTGGTATCCACAATTGTTACCAGTCCCCAATCCGCAATAAGTTGGGCGATACGATTACGACGTTGAACATCATTCACAGTTAGATTTGCATGTTTGCCATCTAAAGCAAACAATTCCTTAAAGTGAACGAGATAATATCTACCTTGCTTGTG